ATCGACTCCAACGCGAAGATAACCGGGCGTTACATCCCGATCAGCGTACAGATCGAGTCCACAAGATTCCTTAAACGACGTTCTGAAACAGGACTTACTATCACTGGGTTTCAAACCCAGGGATTTCAGGCTGTCTAGCACGTCATAAGCATACTTACGCGGAATGATAATATCATCTCCGTAAATCGATATGCGGACTTGTGGTGGCACTACACGCCTCACAGCAATGTAGTGAACTAACGCTTCTATTGGAAAACAAAGCGGATTCCCCATGCTATAGGCAGTACGAAGGCCAATAACGCGACCGTTATACACGGTGCATCGTGACCTGGCACTGCCAAGCAGATTAATCCACGATTTCGGCAGCAATTGTTTTAACAATCGCCAGCTGATCCAATCGGAAGCATCACTGAGGTCTAAACTGCAATACTCCTGATTTCTCAAGAGATCTCGATGTGCAGTCTGGTCCTCAAACTCTATCTGATTATGAGTTATTTTCGATAACCGCGTGTACAATAAGTCACGGATCATCTGAGCTCTGAATACGGTTTCCTTAGGCTCAATTGCTATCACTCTCTTACGGCGAAAGTCCTTTGGGACAAACACCGTTCGATTGTAGCTACGCAATTTTGGGAGACTAGGGCCAGCAGAGTCTAACTCATGCAGCGGATTGACAAAGAAATCGGCATCTCCTTCACAAGAGAAGCTCCAATTCCATCTGTCATGTCCGCGCTCGCCATCACGCACGGCACCCGGCCCGTGCTTGCACCGTAGTGCATCTATCTCAGTCGGGAGACCGAGAAGAAACGACGCAGTCTCAATATCAGAAGTAAGCACTGTTTTTGGTCGACCAGACGTAGTGATACGTCTAATATACCCTTTAGCAGTGTCACTTTCCGATTCTAGTTCGATCCCCGGAAGCTTTTTGCACAAATGCAAAAACTGGCGGATCCATCGAACGTGATCGGGATCAGCATCTCGAGCAATAAAAGTGCGGCTTACCACGCGCCCATAGAGGGCGCTGTTTAATCCGAGGGCTTCTATGCGAGAAACAATTGAGATTGGTCCAGACCCGTATACTAGGCAAGAATCGTAGTCTCTTGCTAGCTGACATAAGTCGACGGGTGAGTAGGTGAGGAAGATGCGACTGGCCATACGTGCTGGTTGCACGTATCCGGCATCTTGTAGCAGCGCAGATAGCAATGATTTGCATATCCAGCCGCGAGTGTAAGTCATGTGAGGACGCATGTCTTTCTCCTTGATTGCACAAATTACAAGATCAGGCTATGATGCCGTCACGCAGGTCAGTGAGATGCGCTTTCACGTAAGCAACCACATTGGCGACAACTTGTTCTACAAGCGCGTCAGTGATGATTGTATTCCGTGGCAGC